ATAAGTACATATGATATAACTCCTAATGAATATGTGTTTCTTTTGTTAAGGATTTTGAAGAGACCAGTGCCTGAAATTGTAAATAATTCCGTATCTTTAAAGGTACTTCAAGACAAAGGTTTTATTAAAATAGTTGAAGGAGGCTTTGCTAAAAGACCAAAGCTTTCCAGGCTATTTAACTCTGTAATAGAAACCTCTGAAGTAGAAAGTTGGATAGAGGAATGGCGCAGTCTGTGGCCTTCAGGAATAAAGAGTGGCGGTAAATTAGTCAAAGGTTCTAAAACTGATTGCGTTAAAAAAATGAAAGAGTTTTTAGCTAGAACTAATTACAGTAAAGATGAAATATTTGCAGCAACATTAGCTTATGTTACAGAACGCAAAAATCATAGTTACAAATACATGTCATTAGCAAATTACTTTATTCAGAAGAACAATGATTCACCATTAGAAGCATGGTGTGAGCAAATTGCAGAAGACACTACTAGGGAAGATACTTATGGTGCTTTTCATAAAGAAATTTAAAACTTAATATATGAAGAGTGTATTTGATGAGGTTATTAATGAAGTTGATAGAGGTAGAGAAGGTTTAAACGTAGGATTACCTATGGGTTTTAAACGTTTAGTAGAATATCTACCTAATATTCAACAAAGTACTTATTATTTAATAGGTGCAGGTACTAAGGTAGGTAAGACTACTTTAGCTGATGATTGTTTCTTGTACAATCCATATGATTACCTTAAAGCTAACCCAGATTCACCTATTACATTAGACATTGATTACTTTTCATATGAGATAGAAAAGAAAGTAAAGATAGTTAAAGGTGTAGGTAGAAAACTGTGGTGGGATCATGGTATAATAGCTGATGTAAATCAAATATTATCTAGAGGTAATAACCATTGTTCAGATGAGCTTTATAATCTTGTAAGAGGTTATAGAGATTACTTTGAGCAAATGGAAGATGTTGTTACTATCCATGACATGCCAGACAATCCAACTGGTATAAACAAGTATCTGTACAGAAAAGCTAATGCTTTAGGTAAAGTAGAGTACCAAGTAATAGGTAAGGACGCTGAAGGTAAAGAGATTACAAGGTTTAAGAAGTATACTCCTAATGACCCTAACAGGTACTGGATTATATTTATTGACCATATTGCTTTAATGAAAGCAGAACGAGGATTTGGTACAAAGCAGAACATTGATAAAATGTCTCAGTATTTTGTACAGCTTAGGAATAATTATGGTGCAATACCTGTAGTTATTCAGCAGCTAGCATTTGATAGTGAGAATGACGAGCGTCATAAATCAGGTAGACTTACACCAGCAATTAAAGATTTTGGTGACAGTAAGTACACTACTAGGGACGCTAACGTTATTATGGCTTTATTTGACCCTTCTAGGTATAATTTAGATAGATTTCAGAATTATGATATTAGAAGACTAGGAAATACATATAGAAATCTAGAAATATTAGCCAACCGTGATGGTGAACCTAATGTTAATATAGGACTTAATTTTATTGGTCCTGCAGGTACATTTAGAGAATTACCAAGAGCATCTGAAATTACAGATGAGCATTATATGAAAGCTTCAAGTATGGAGCGTTAAATTTAAATTTAAATAAGTATGATTGAAATTAAATTACCTACTAAGTTAGTAAAGAGTAGTACTAGTAATCCTAAACTTATGCTAATGTACAGTCCTCCTAAAACAGGTAAGACTACATTGTTAGCTAAGTTAGACAATTGTTTAATTATTGACCTTGAAGATGGTGCAAAGTATTTAGATGCGCTTAAAATCAATGTTAATAGTTTAGAAGAATTACAAGCTGTTGGGACAGAAATTGTCAAAGCAGGTAAGCCGTACAAGTATGTTGCAATTGACACATTAACAAGATTAGAAGAGATGTGTTTGCCAGTTGCTAAAGCTATGTACAAAAAGTCACCAATGGGTAAGAACTTTGACGGAGATTCTGTCTTAGAACTAGCTAATGGTGCAGGTTATTTATGGTTACGTAAAGCTTTTCAGTTGTGGTTAGGTAAAATTAAACATTTAGCTGATCATGTTATTCTTGTTGGTCACATTAAGGATAAATTTATTGAGAAAAAAGGTAAAGAGGTACAAGCTAAAGATATTGACTTAACTGGTAAGCTTAAACAAATCACATGCTCTGACGCAGACGCTATTGGATATTTACACAGAGGAGACAACAATGAGCTGTTGTTAAATTTCCAAAGTTCTGATGTTATTAATTGTGGTGCAAGACCTTCTCATCTAAAAGGCAAAGAAATAGTTATGGCTGAATATGATGAGAAGAATAATGATCTCAAGAACGTTGCTTGGGATAAAATTTATGTTGATTAATTAAACTTTTAAAAATGGTAGAGATTTCTATTAAAGCAGTGCTACAGCACTTAGAGAATGGTGTAACAAGAACCACAGACAGTAAGAACTATAACCCAGAACTTAGATCTATTGAAGAGATTTATGAATTATCTAAAGCAGATGTAAGAGAGATGTTTAAGCATCCTTTATTAATGAACAAGAAGACAAAGCCACCAAGAGCTTTTACATTAATTGATGATCTTACTGCAGAATTAGAAGCAGCACAAGCAGCACAGCAAGCAGCTACACCTTCTTATGGTGCACGTCCTGCACAAACTACTCAGTTGCCAACAAATACAAACACAACTGATATTTATTTAACTGGAGAGAATTCAACAGAGCAACACTAGTTGCTTCATTATTATTAATTTTTTATTTTTAAAACCCAAGTAAACATGTACGGAAGTAGATTAGACAGTAAAGGAGAAGCTATTCAAGAGAATAGCCAGTACGCAACTCCAATAGCAGGAGAAAGAGTTCAAGGCAACACTTTAGAAGGAATTACATTAGCTGAAGACAAGGATGGAAACATTGTTGAAACTAGAGCAAATGTAGTGTTTAAACAAGCTAATGGTTCAACAGTACGTTGGACTATCTTTGAAGCAACAGAAGATTGGCAGTTTGATAGCCTTAATAAAAATATCAAGCATTTAGCTACTAAGCTTATGACTGAAGAAGAGTACTATGCTGGTATTGAAAAAGGAGGAGCACCTACAGACTTTGTTAGTTTTATTGACAGATTATCTAAGTTATTAGTTCCTAAAGCAGCTGGTAAAATGTTCACTATTAAGTTTGTATACAAGAAAGGATATGTTACCATTCCTACTTTTCCAAACTGGATTGCATTACCAGAAAATGAAAACAGTTTAACTACTAATCCTAAGTATGATAAGTATGTTAAAGAAGAACCAACTGCTGAAGAAGATGTAGCTTCTAGTACTGTTGGTACAGATGTGTTTTAAGCATGTCTATTTAATTTTTTAGAATTAGCAGGGGAACACTATAGTTCTCCTGCATTTTTGTCTTTATATGTATGGAAAAAGAGAGCTTACAATAGAAAACGTTAGAAATAGAGTTAATAGCTTTGATTTGTTTTCTTACTATTGTTCAACTTTTAAAGATATAAACGTAAGATTTTGCAGTGAATTAAGAGATGATAAATATCCAACATGCTGTATATATGCTTATAGTAATAAACTTTTCTATAAAGACTTTGCAACGGGTGATTCTTATGATGATATTGGGTATATTAAGGCAAAATATAATGTAGATTTTTTTACAGCTTTAGCCTATATTAATAGAGATTTTAATTTAGATTTATGTGCAAAAACTTTAGAAGGAACTCCTACAATGCAGTTCTTTGGAGTACCAGATAAATCAATTAATCTTAAAAAATACATAAAGGAAACGTCTGTTATAAAAGTACAGGTAAGACAGTGGGGAGAAGAAGACAAATCTTTTTGGAAAAATAAATATGACTTTACTTCAAAACAACTTAATTTTT